TTCTTAAAGGTATTGATAGCAGTTTTTTTGGTAGATTTTGCCTCTTCGATACTTCTTTCTTGCAATTCTATTTTGTAGTCTTGTACTTCTCTATTCTTTTCATTGTCAGACATTGATTCTTTCATCATTGCCATCTTGGCCTTTAGAATCTCATTCATCGATGAAAAGATTTTAATATCTAAAATATCTTCAATAATATCTCTTCTATCATTTGCAGATAGTTGCATGAATGGAACAAATGTAGCACTACCTAATATTACTGTCTGTGTGAAGGATTTGTAATTCAGTTTGAGAATAGTCTCTTCTAGGTATAATTGGCTGTCTCTAATCTTAGAGTCTTGATCCAACATCTTACCATCTACCCATATTTCAAAAATATTTGGTTTGATTCCGCGGCGGACAAGATAGTTCTTTTTACCAATAGTAAAAGTAATTTCAATTACCGTATCTTTACTGTTAATAGAGTTGACTAGCTGAGGTTTGTTGATCTTTCTAAAAGATTTTCCAAATAATCCAAATGTCAATGCATCTAATATTGTAGATTTACCAGCACCATTCTCACCTACAATCAATGTAGATGATGATTTGTTAAGCTGCACTTCTGTAAAGTAATTACCAGTGGAAAGAAAATTCTTCCACTTGATTGTCTGAAATTCTATCATTATTCACCTCGCATAGCAGAGACATACAAGTCTTGCATAATGCTTTTCAATTTATTTTTATCTACATCAATTTCATAATTGTCGATGTAACTAGTAAGTAAAGACATAGTATCCTTTGTAGTATCCACATCACTTTGCTCTTCAAACTCAAAATCAGTTTCATCCACAATGGACAAATCTGCTACACCGGCCTTATATAAAGAATCCACAAACACATCAAACTTATACTGATCTGTTTTATTTGTAACGACAACTTTAATGTATTTGTTAGCAAATGAGGAAAGTTTATATTCTCTAGTTTCGTCATAAAAGATTTTATGAAACAATTGATGAGGATTCTTGATAAAGTCTAGTTCTAAAGTTTCTGTATCTAAAATATGAAATCCTTTGGCATCATTACAGTCATTCCAGTACATTTCATATGGAGAACCCAAATAATGAATATTACCTTGATTTGATTTTGTATGAAAATGTCCAGAACAAGTTAAATCAAACTTCTTAAACAATTTAATATCCATACCAGCTTCACACTTGATACCACGCATCATTTCAAATCCATTCAACTCCAGATGTCCTAGAGCAACAGTTGCTTTTGTTTTTTTCAGATGTTTGGTAGTTTGGTTTAAATTATCAGAATTTATCCAAGGAACAAGACACACATCAATCCCACCAGTATTAATAGTAGTGGCTTCTGTATAAACCTTGAAATCATCACCGAAAAGCTGTTCCATAGAGTTAATACGGTTTGTGTTCTTATAATACACATCATGATTACCAACAATAAAATGAGTGTCATACTTACGCATCTTCTCTATAAAGCCAATCTTCAATCCATCCAAAATGTTATAATTGATAAACTTGCGTCGATCAGTAACATCTCCAAGATGAATTACAGTGGTTATTTCATTTTCTTCTAGATATGGAAAAAAGATATTATCATAGAATTTCATAAAATACTCATGAAATAAAGCAGAGTCTCCCCTTGCCCCAAAATGAGTGTCAGTTATTAGGGCAATTTTCATGAAGGTTCCTTGTTGTCTCTTTTCTCTTTTGCTTTCTCTTTTTTCTTTCGTTGAGTCTCTTCAAAATCTGCAAGAAAATCATCCATATTACTCTGCAAGAATTCCATAAAATTATTCTTCACAGGAGTGCCGTTAGGGCCTTGCATGATTTCGTCAATCAGTTCTTGATTCTCCAAGGCCTTATACTTAACATATGTCTGCTTTTTCTCTTTCTGTATCCTTCGGATGAAGGCATAATAGATAATCTGCGTAAAATATGCAAATGGATTCTTAGATTTCTCTGGGTTGAAATTATCAATGTATAAAAGACAATTCTCAATACCATCTGAGATCATTTCTTCTTTATATGTATAGTTGATAAAATTGGGTTTGTATGAGAGATGTTGTGCAATCTTCATGATACATTCCCCTATGTAGTTAGGTACTCTAGGTCGTTCTGTATCTGATGCTTTTGCAGTCTCTACTGACTCTTTATACTTGGTCATCTCTACTAACAACTTTTTGTTGTCTACATAGTGATTTCTTGTTGGTTTTTTAGCCATATTAATTCCTCAATTCAATTACATAGATAATATCATAAAAATATTTGTCTGTCAATACAAAATAATTATTTTTTCTTATTGACAGAGTGCGAATCTTTTGTTACAATGGGTATGTGGACCCTTAATGATATACTTTATTATTACCTAACATCTTCATCATGTCTTCAATAGAATACTCTCCGTCTTCTTCTATGTCTGTTGCGGCTGGAGCGTTTGTCTGATTGAATTCTTCTGCGCCCTCTTCGAGCAGAGCCTCTCTTCTTTTCAATATCTTTTCGTAATGATCTATGATATCAGAAGCAGGAGTGCTGATCGTTAAGACATTGAACGCCTCAATCTCAACGAAACTATCTGAGCTATATTGCAACCAATCTATTAGTGTAGAATTAAAATCTCCAGTACTGGGATTCATAAACGATTTGATTTCAAAGGGGTCGTGCAATACTACTTTGTTTTTATCTTTTTCATTCGCATAGGCTTTACATATAATAACTTCTTTTGTTGTAAGTCTTAAAAGTTTAAAGTCGTTCATGTATTTTCCTAACCGTAAAGTTTGAGTTCATTAATTTTAAAAGAAAACTTCTCTTCATTGTAAATATTTATGCGTTCATAAAAATGCCGTATAGCAAAATTCATATAATTCTTATGTCTCATATCATCTGCGATATCATATAAGATAGCTGAAGTTTTGTTATTTCCCTTTCTTAATCCTCTACCAATAGACTGTAAGTTTCTTATCCTACTTTTAGAAGGAGAAGTGAATACAACATTATGCAAGTTCCTTATATTTATGCCTGTTGAAAAGGTTCCATATGAAGCGACAATAATTGCATTGTCTTCGGTTTCTGTTGTGGCTCGGATTGCCTCTCTGGTTTCTGTATCAACTCCACCAGATACGAAGAAAACTTTTCTACCTTCTTGTGCGTGATCTGATATTAACTTATGTAATGGAATTCCATGTTTCTCTACAAAATTGTAAAGTACTAGTGTATTACCTTTTAAGTCTAATGTCAAGTTTTTAATAAATTCATTTCTCCTTGGATTAGTGACGATATATTCTACCTCATCAGCATATTTCATCTTTTTAATTTCTTTGCAAGTTTCTTCAGAATATTTTAAAACTAAACATTGAATCTTAAAATCGGCAAGAGTTTTATTGTCAATCAACTTTCTAGTAGATGTAACCTGTTTTGCTTCGCCAAACATTCCTGTCAATACAAGCTTGTGCGTCTTTGTTCCATCTAATGTTCCAGTTGTTCCGAATCTAAATCTGCAGTCAGTTAATCTGTCCATAATTTTATTGAGAGAGTTTGCTTTGAATAAATGACACTCATCTCCAATAACTACTCCAAACTGATCCCAATATTCTCTTGGCATTTTGTATATAGACTGCCACGTGGAAATGATAACTTTCTTATCTGAATGTTTATCTTGCCCTGCAAAAATCTTATGACAGTATTTTTCTACGTTCCATCCATAATCTTTGAAGTCGCCATACATCTGAGCAACTAGTGATGTTGTAGGAACGATTATTAATATTTTCTTGTTTTTCACTTCTGGGTGCATATTATAAAAGCGAACTAGTGTATATATGATTAAAGATTTGCCTGATGCTGTGGGCGATAGCAAAAGAGTTCTGTTCTTTTTGATGGCGTGATATATGGCGTCTAGTTGATAATCTCTATAAGAGATTGGTTTGCCTTGACTGTGCGGATTTATATACTTGGCCAAAGATTCTAAATCTTTTGGAGTAAATTCTTGGTCTTTTAAATCTTCATCATATACTATTTCATAATCATTTTTTTCACAGAAGAATTTTAACTGACTTACTAGCCCTAGATATAACTTGCAGTTCATAGGATTGAAAAGTCTAATCTTTCCATCCCAATATTTGTTTTTATACGACGGCATAAATTCAGCGCCAGGCACTTTGAATGTAAAATAATCTACAAGCTCTTTCAACATAAAAAGTTCTGGCGAGTCTACTTGCACATAGACTTCATTTAATTTAGAAACATAAAATTTACTCATTAATTTCCTTCAAGCCACTTCTTATAGTCTATGAAATTCTTGATTGTCCATTTTTTCTGATCGACCAGAATATCTATTGTCTTATCAATTATAGTAATGATTTGCTTCAATATTAACATTTTCTTCTTTGCTTTAATCATATCATTATCATCATCTACCCAAATATTGAGATCTGCCTTGAGTATTTTAGTACCTTCTATTCCCCAACCCTTGGAAATAATTTCATCTTCTGACATTTTACCAGTATAGTATTTTGTCTTGGATGCCAATAACTGTCTATACTCTAAATCTAAGAATTGATATTTTGTTTCCCAAACCTGCTGATAAGTCATCCATTTCCCAATCAAGTTTTGATTGTGAGCGAGTTCTTCTGTTAATTTTAGAAAATCTATCTTTATATCTTTTTCAGATTCTTGAGTCAATTCAGCCAGTTTAACCGAATACTTTTCGTCCATAATGTTCTCCACGTAGTATTATAAAGTTTCAATATCATAACTTCTGTACATAAAGTCAGCAGTAGAAAGAGGTGCGACACTTCCTGTCTCTGCAGAAGAAAGAGGTAAATCTCCTACTGCTATAGGAAATGCATCTTTAAATGTAAATTTTAGGATAGGTATCGATTGATTATTATATATGAGTAGAATCAGATCTGAAAACACATCCGTCAATGCAAGTCGTTTTGCATTGGTAAAATTCCCATATTGTTGAAAGTTGTCTGGAAATCCTAATGCAGTAAGCCAATTGTAAATTTCTAACCAATTTTTCATTTCTTCGTCTACTAGAAATCCAACAGACAATACTGAATATATCAGTTTATCGCCTGGCTCTGGTCTTTTTACAAATGGTGTCTCTACTGCGGCTTCTCCCAATGTCACGCCAGGAATGCTTACAGACTGAACATAATCTGTAAGAGATGGACATGTATTAGTAGAAAAACTAAACGTCTGGGTGTTTAGATAATTTGGATTTTGAGTACTTACGTCCACAATATATTCTCCTTGTTACCTACTATTTAGTCATAAAAAAAGGGGGGTATTAAACCCCCCAAATTTCTGCGTTTTTTATTATTATTGTTATCTAGCAGATTAGATAGAGTTGATGTTGTCCACTCTAAAGATTCTGTAATACTGGTTGGCACGTGCTCCACCAGCAAATGGGTTTGCAACCATGCCGTAGCGTGTTTTGAAACCGATTTTTGGTTGGAATGTGTTTTCGCCAACAGCGCGTACCATTTGCATTGGTACATATGGGCAATAGAAATAACCAGCATCGTATGGTGAATTACCACGATAGCCAACCATTGCAAAGTCATATGCGCCTGCTGCTGAGAAATAAGGGTCGATGAAGACTTTATATTTCTTGTTAAGTACACCAGCGAATGTTTGGCCAGTATCGTCTACAGTCAAAGCTGTATCCATTTGTGGGTTGTAATCAAGTACACCAGACATTGCAAGTGCTGAAGCAACATCAGAAGAACATACGATTGTGTTCGCTTTTCCTCTACGTGTTTCTTTAGCAATAAGGTTTGCTTCACGCTCGATGTGGAACATAAGTCCTTTGTACTTCTCAACTGACCAACGACCGTCTGCGTCTGTTGTCAAGTCAAAGATACCTGTGTTTGTTACTTGTGTTTGTGCGCCAAGTTTTGCTTGTGCATAAAGAGTTCTAAGAACTTCGCGGTTGATTTCTGCAGTGATCTCTGTAGAAAGAATTGTTGACAATTCTGATTCTGCATCTAGACCATGGACAGCTTTCAAGTCTTGTGAAAGTTCCATTGTGTATTCTGCTTTCAACGCTCTGGTTTTTGCAGTTACTGAAACTCTCTCAATTGAGAATGCCATTTGGTTGAAGTGTCCGTCTGAAGTCATCGCGGAACCATCACCCAACTTTTCACCCTCAGCTGTTGAGCCTGGGCCACCAGTTGCATATGTTGAACCTGACTCATCCAATGCGTTAGAAGCAATAACCGCGCCTGCAAATGGATCTGTTCCAGCGTGTGATGTAGCATCATCACCAGAATGTACTGTGTTAGCTTCGTTGAAGAATGCTTCTGTACCAGTTTGTGATGTATAACGTGAGCGCATTGCAAAGATCAAGCCTGTTGGGCCAGTCATTGGCTGAACGCCTACGAGTTCATATGCCATCAATTGTGGCATTGTTCTGCGAATCATTGAGATTACAACAGGGTCAGAATACTGAAGATTTCCAGATGCAGCTGCAGTTGGTGCAACGTTTGCTGGTGCTTCGTTAAGAACACTCATAGACTCACGGCCCATTGCGTTTTCTTGACGAGTAGCGTTTTCAGTATTTTCCAAAAGAACGGCAGTTACCGCTTTTCTGTATGGATCAGTAATTTCAGCTTGATCAGGATGCTCAAGCACTGGCTTCCACTTTTCTTTCAACTCCTGAATATGATTTTCATTAAAGTCGTGCATTTTTTTCTCCTTAGTAGATTTTAATTATGTTATCTCTATTATATTTATAAAATTTTAATCTTTAGGTCTATTTAGTGCTTTAGCGTAAATATCCATCACAGATTGAAATTTATTTTCCTCTTGAACCACTGGCGAATCTTCTACAGAAGTTTCTAATGCACTTTCATCAAGTACTACGCTTTCTACGATTGTTTCAGATGGAAAATAGTTGTCTCTGATCAATGTAACTTTGTTCATCATGTCTTCTTGAGTTGTATACTCAAGGCTTTCGCTCAAAGAACGAACTTTTTCACTTTGTGAAACTGTAAGTCCTTCTGTTACATCTTTCAAGATAATTTCTTTCTCAAGTTCTTCAAGTTTTTTAGTTAGTTTGATATTCTTTTCAAATTGCTCGTTCAACTTGCTTTCTTTTTCGTCTAATGAAGTCAATGCTTCACCATACAAGTCAACTTTTTCTTCTGGAACATCAACATAGTTTTCCTCAAAGACCTTCTTCAGACCATTCATAAAGTTCTCCATGATATCTAGTTTGAGACCTGTTTGAATTGCGAGTTTGTTTTCAGCAACATACTCTTTTGCAACGTATGACAAATACTCATCAACTTTTTCAGATAATTCTTGACGAATTTCTGCAACGTTTTCTTGAAGCTCAGTTTCGTAATCAGCATAAATTTCTTCCAACTTTTCGTTGACTTTTGTGACTACCGCTGCTTCAAAAATTGTTGTAACTTGCGATTGGAATTCTTCGGAAAGGTCTTGACCTTGTAGCATGGCATCGATGTCTTCTTTAACATCAACGTCTTCTGCTTTAACTTTGTAAGAAGCGTTCATTTTCTTCTTCTTTTTATCATAAGAAGCATTCATCTCTTCTTCATCTTCATCATCCATTTCAGAAACCTTTTTAGCTTCTTCCATAGACTCTTCTGATTCCTCAGATACTTCTACTTCTTCTTCAACAGCTTCAGCAGTCTCTTCAGAAACTTCTTCAGTTTCTACAGTCTCTACAACCTCTTCAGTTGCTTCTACTACTTCTGTTGTCTCATCGGTAACAGTATCTTCGATAATCTCTTGATTTTCTACTTTTTCCATTTTTATTTCTCCTACGAGTTTAATTTATATTTATTTATAATATTTACAATTTTGACATGAAATTTTTGAAAAGATTGAGTTTAACTTCTTCAATCTGTTTTCTATTTGCCTCTTGCAATTGTTTTTCGTATTGAGATATCTCAAACTCTTTAATTGCACCGTTATTCCAAACCCACTCTTTGCCTTCCATAATACCGTTTACAAACGCATCTGGTGCGCTTGGGTCTGCAACAATATCGGCTGCAGTTGCTAGATAGAAATCGTCTTGTACGACATTTTTACCTTGTGACTGCTTCACACTACCCATACCCCTAGAAGAAACACCTAAAGATGCACCCTCTTTAATTAGGTTTGCCACTATAGCACCATACGGAGTCTCTGTCATGATCTTGGCTTTACCAACATAATTGTTTCCCTCTTTTTTGAGAGATTTGATCATATGTGAAACTCTTTCCAAATTTATTGAAGGACCGTCTGGGTGTCCTAACTCACCAAACGCCCTGTTCTTATCGATATAGTTCTCAGTATATCTTTGTACTTCTCTATCCATGACTTCGGAAGGATATTCTCTACCATTTCTGTTTTGAATATTAGATTGCAAGAAAACGCCCTCAATATAAAGGTCTTTTCCTTTTTGTTCTACTAAAATGTCTTCTACTACTTCTGTAATTAGTTTCATCCTAAGCCCGTCCTTTTTACCATAGATCTTTTCCTACGAATATTTGAGATGTTTACTTTACCTTTTCTTTTTCTAGCAGATTTGGTATTTCTGATACTCATCTTTTTTGCATCCGTAGGACTAATTCTAATTTCTTTTTTACCAACGACTTTGTAGCCATCTCTGTTAGTTTTGAATTTCACTTTTCGTTTGCCGCCACGGACAACAACTTTTCTCTTGACTGCTTCGTCAAGATCTTCTTCTAGAAATTCGTTAAAACTTAACATTTTTAGGCCTCTTCGTTTTCTGTTTCTTCTTCCTCCGAATCAGATTCAATTCCTTCTTCGGATTCAGCAGTTTCAATTTCATATTCTTCATCATCACCATGGAACATGTCATTAGCAAATTCCTTTTTGTAATCGTCAATTTCGATTCCAATTTTATCTCTTAGAATAGCATTGATATTATCTGCAACTGTGGCGCCATGGCCCAGAATTGAATCATCCACTATATCTAAATACTTATTATTTATATTTTCATTCTCTTCAGTCATTTTTAAAAGTCCTCATCTTCTTCATTCTCAGTTTGGCCAAAGATTTCATCTTTCTGTTCTGCAACAATTTCTTTTCGCATGTCATTTATTTCTTCATCAGAGAACTTCAAAATATTTCTTTGTACCCATTGGTGTGAGTAATATTTACCCATATAGTCAGTCATTTCAGATAATAGAGCAACTCTGTCTCTAATCATCTCAGTATTTTTAATTTCAGAATAGTAAGAATCTTGCGTAAAATCGAAAATAATTTCTTGTGAAATCGTTTTCCATTCTTCTGGAGTTATAATTCCTTTCAAAATCATTTGTTTTTTCAACAAATCCATAAACAATTCGGAGAATTGATTTCTAATTCTTACAATAAATCTATTAAATTTATATTCATCTCTATTTATCTCAGTTGCTCGGCCCAATGCCAAAGACTGTTCTGGTTCTAATCTAGAGATAGGAACGTTCAATGATTTATATAATTTCTTTTGAAAATATAGTACATCATCCATTTCACCTAAGTTCGATCCGCCAGGCAATGTTTCGATCTCTGTACCTCTACCACCCTCTCTTCTAGGGAACCAGAAGTCTTCTAACATTGACATATGGCGTCTATCATCTTTCACTTCGCCAGTTGCAGCATCATATGCAACTTTATTTTTGTATCTATTCATGATGTCAGCAATATATTGTTCTGCTTTCATCTTCGGAAGGTTTCCGACATCAATATAGAAAACTCTTCTCTCTGGTGCTCTAGTCCATCTATAAATAACTACAGAGTCTTCAACCATTTGTAATTGATTTAGAGCTTTAATTGCTTTGTGTAAATGTCCAATTACATATTGTCTTTTTGCATCTTTAAGTCCAGAAGTGACATGTGCAATAGAATCTTGTGAAATAGGTATTCCAGTAGTTTTATCGCCATTGGAGAGTCCTTTTTCATTATATATGTAATATTCATTCACCTTTTTCACAAGTTTTCCTTGTGTTTTGGTGTCTTTTTCGATTTGTTTTACTTTTTTGATCTTTCTAGGATCAATTCTTCTTAATTCTTGGATACCATCTTTTACCTTATTAGGATTAATAATGATATGCCAGTATTGTCTTCCGTCAATGTACCAACTTCTAAAAATTTCATAGCCATTTCTGTTAAAATTTAACAGACGCAATACATTATCGAACTCTTCTTGCAATGCTTTTTTAACTGCAGAAGATTGATTTACATTTTTAAGTAGTAATTTTACGGGATTTTCATCAGCTTCATTGACAATTGCTTCCGAAACAATATCGTCTAACGCAATTTCAACTTCTGGGTGGATAGACATATCACGATATCTATCAATAAGTTCATGGTCACTTTTTGCATTGTTTTCCAAATTGAATGATGTAGAATAAAAATTTGAAGAAACTGTCAAAGAGCCATCGTCATTCATACTCTCAGGGGGTACGAATGACTTAAGCTCTTTGTTTTCTTCAGCCGTTTTTAGTAGGGTAAACCCAAATAATTTCACTTCCATATTATAATTCCAATAACTTTTACGTTAATTATGTAGTCACGACACCGGCATGCTGCCAGTAATCAAATGCGAATGTACAAGTAAATTCTTCGATAACATCGTTAGAATCCCATGCCAATTCGACAGTAGAAAGTTCTGTTGGGAACAATCCTACAAATTCATATTCAGCAATCTTTGCACCATCGCCGCTTTTACCATAATGGTCTACATATGCGTTTGCTTTATATTCACCAGTTGTGGCAGCACCACTGTTGTTTCTGTGTGAATTAATAGTATTCATCCATCTTTCGAGTGCATTTCTGACATCGAAATCTTCTGAATTTAATACTGTCACTGTCCACGGTTCGAATGTTCTGTTTCCAGCAACTCTTACCTGTCTACCAAAATATGGTACATCCACCTGTGCAATGGTAGATGAAGGAATCTGTGCTGCTCTAATCATAAACGCACCAGATGATGCAATCTGCCCGACTGTATTCGGAAAGTTTAGTCTCACTTTGAAGAGGTTAGGACGTGCCCCACCATCTCCAAAGTTTGATTTGAATTGTTCTATGTTGAATGCCATTTATTATCTCCTATTTTTATCTATTTATATTAAACTGCACCAACAATTTCATTGAAATCAACACCAGTACGAACTGCAACAAAGTTGAGTTGAATGAAGTTGATTGATCTTGCAGGCTGAATGAAGATATCTCCAACGAATTCATTTCTATCGATAACCTCACCAGTATTATTTGTATCATCACATACAACCTTAAAGTCATATATTCCTCTTCTACCTTGTACATCTCTCAAGAATGGTTCAATCAAAGCTGTAAACTGCGATCTTGTAAACTCATCATTGAATTCGAATAAAGTAAACTTGGCTGAAGTTGCAATTGATTTTTCTAGAACGATAAACAATCTTCTTACATTAATTCTGCTGAATGCTGATGAATTGAGAGTTAGAGTTTTATCACCAAACAATACAGTTCCTTGGCCTGGGAAGCTTACAACTGGATTGATTGCTGCAGTGTATAATGCATCTCTATCAGCTTTATTCTGAGATTGCATAGTTTTCACTACACCTCTATAAACTCCACGATTAAATCCTGCTGGAGAATACCAAGCATCTCTATCGTTTTCGCTTCTTACCATCAATCCTGCTGTATCTGCATTAAATGGTACATATCTGTACTTATCGTTATATTTATCGCTCATGTACTTATAGTTTGAATCTGCGAATGCATATGTGCTCGATGTAACATTGCTGAAGAATGCGATTTGATTTGCACTTGAACCGGCATCTCTATCTGCTCTCACATCTACCTCTCTAGGAGAAATACATGCAACAGCGTCTTTTCTTCCTTCCGCAAGATCAACGATATGAGAAACAATACCGTGTGCTGAGTCATCACTTTCAGCAACATCTGCTGCTTCGCCCTGTAGAATGAAACCCACATCTACATTTTCTGCATCTGCAAAATGATCAAATCCTGCTTGGAATTGTGCAACAGTAGGTGTGATACCTTCTTGTCCATTACCCATTGGTCTTCTAACAAATAGTTCTGTTCCATCACTATTTCCAGATTCCGACAATTTGGCAAAAGTTCTTGTGGATACCAATCCACCCCAATCGCCACCAGCAATCGGATGATTCATTATATGGACATATTTAGAGTTTGTATTGATGTAATCTACATAATATACACGAGCTCCATTTTCAGTTTTACCATCTGAAGCTTTTGACATATTTGTTAATACTTCAATATTTTGTGCTGAACCATCAGGATATACTTTTTGTACAACCATAGCAACACCTTGTGATAATTTTTTATTATCAGGTGTTCCAGCGCGATATGTTACACTGTTATCGATTGTGCCATCGCCTGCTCTCGGCGCACCAGCTAGTGCTGATGCAACTGCCGGATGTGCAGTTTTAAGACTATCAAATGATGTCTCATCCACTAAATAGATAACTAAGTCATTCGCCCAAGCGCCTGGATTTCTTGCAACAAATTCATGTCCATTTGCAGCAGCAGCTCCAAATCCAACATTGTCTTCGAAATGCGTGTCATTGGGTACATACATATTGTTTGCAAAAGTAAATGAGTTTGCATTTGCATTTCTGATAGTTGCAGTAACAACAGCACCGTCTGCTGGAATGGATGCAGTAGCAAATTCTACTCTCGAACCACTTCCAACAAGGGTATAGTGAGTTCCACTTGAAAGTGTAGTTCCGCCTGCATCTACGAGTTCTAATGTCTGTCCACCAGAAACATTTACTGCTGGATTTAATGTGAAGGATCTTCTAGCAGGAACAGTAACTGTTACTGTTTCACCAGTGAGCGGTAGATTTGATGTAAATGTGATTACATTGCTATTCGCAGCGACTGTAAAATCAGACGCTGAATAAGCACCATCAGCTGAAGAAACTGCAGTTACTAATGAGTTTGTCACTGCATATGTGCCTGGAGCTTCAGATACTAAGAATGCTGCCTGTTGAGCAATACTAATTACAACTTCATCATTGTCGTTTGCAAACAAACTAATTGCACTATCTGCTGGCGCAGTAGCTGCTTCATGTACCGCAACTGTTGAGAGCGTTGGCATATAGAATACTTTATATAGTTTGTGATCAGTTTCTGAACCAGCAGACATTGTAATATCTGTTCCGCCAGTATTTGTTGAATATGTATATGTGTCGCTAAGAACAACATCTGCACCAGAAACACTTTTTACATAGTATGTTGTCGAATTAGTAAGTCCAGTTGCCTCTGGTGTTCCAGAGTCTTTGTATACTACAACATCACCCTGTGCTAGTCCATGACTTGCATTAGTTAATGTGATTGTGTTTCCAGCAATAGCTGATGCGTCGAACTGACTTCCATATTTTTCGAAGTAATGTCCATGTGATGCTCCAGTTCCACCTGCTCCAGAATCTGCAGCGTTTGCATCTGTTTGTCTAGTGTATAGTGGAGAAAAGAAACCGCCAGTTGTGAATTGTGTTCCAGTAGTTGACCACGCCTTGTTTGCATCTGAATGTATATACCATGGGCCGGAATTTGAAGTATTACCGATCTCATCAGCTAATGAAATCTTAGTTGTTCCGCCGTTTGCACTACCAGATTCGCCAAGTGACCAACGAGATGCTGGTAATATACCACCAGTTTCTCCTGTACCTCTGATTGAAACTGTGATATCTGACGCAGCGAGATCTCTTAGATTTGTATCAGTTCCTGCTGCAGCTCCATTTGTTGTTACTAGTGTAGAACCATCGGTTGCTAATCTTGGAAGTAGGTATTGTGAGTTAACACCTTGAAATAGGTCAAATGCTGACATAGTTCCAGAAACTGCAGTAGTTATTGTTTGTGCAGATGAACCATAGAATGCTGTAGAAGATTCTGCAGTTCCTGTTAATGTTTGTGTTCCTGCTACAGCGGCTGAAACTGTTACTTTACCAGATACCGCATTTAATGTTTTATTAGCGTCACTGACTGCTGTATTATTTGCAACTCTTACAACTTTTATTGAGGCTGAGTATGCTAAGAAATTGGCTGCAGTGAACCAAGATTTGTAGTTTGTATCATTTGGCTCGCCAAAAATTGATTTCAACTGCTCTTCGCTGGAGACTTCTACGATTTCCCCGATAGGGCCTTTAGAAAATCTCCCAACCATAGCACCGATATTAGTGACTAAGGCTGGAACGCTTGTTGATGCATCAATTTCAGAAACGTTAACGCCAGGACTTACTTGGAATGCCATTTTTTTATCTCCTTCGATTTAATTTATAAAGTTATTTTCTATTTATTTATAAAAATTCTAAACTCACCATAAATACCTAATTCATGACATACTCATACCATCAGCAGTCCACACATCTCCAGCATCGTCAACAAAAACTTCTGTATCATTCGATGATGTAATAAACCCAAACGGTAACATATTTTCTTCTAAATGTTTTAATCTTTCTTCATATATTTCTTTTCTGGTATCTACATCACAAAGTTCTTTGAAAAAGTTGTCAGTTGTCATCCATGAAAATAAAATAAGCGTATCAACTAAATCATCAAATTTACCAGCCTCTGCCTCATATTTATGACCTTTAGAAATAAAAGATGTTAATTCATTTATAGTTTCAAAATCTTTAATAATTAATTTGTCTTCTTCGATAAGACTTTTCATATTCATACAACCAATTTTTTTGGTTGATTTTGTTGTCCTAATTCCCATTGTTGTGGATTTTCCTGAAAATCCTGAAGAAATACTTTGTCCTTTTCTAGTGTCACTGCTGATACTTATGATATTTTCATATTCCATTTCATGATATAAGATATCACTAATCTGTTGGCCAACATCATTAATTTCTACTAGAACGAATGCTTCGTTATAGGTTTGTGCCATTCTTCTTATAATTGTAGGATATACCATTGGGGGAATGTTATTTGATCTATATGTAACAACTTGTGTATATGGAACTTGCGTGGCATCAAAAATGGAAAAAGCAGAATAGTCTCCACCTCTACCTCTTGCAACATCTACTGTCAGGAAATATACACCATCTTTCTTGGGAAATCCATAAATTTTTAAATTCCCGTCCTCTGCAACTTTTCTTGGATTTTTATATGGCATATTTTTGAGTTTAGTTACATTAATTAGAGTGTTTGTACTTCCCAAAAATTCTGTATCAAATTCTTGTCGAAACTGTTCAGCGCTAGTATTCTTGATTGTTGTCTGTTTCCATTTTTCGTCACGGCCAGGAACTTCGCTCCAGTGTACTGAAATAGGATTGTATGTATTTCTACCTTCTTCTGCGTCGACCCATAGCTTATAAAAGTGGTTCATACCCTGTGGAGTAGAAACAATAATAACTTTTGTAGATTGTCCAGATGAAATTGTAGGATATACTGAGTTAAAGAATTCTTCTGCCATTTCATTAGGAACAAATGCGAATTCGTCTAAGAACAAAATATTAAATGAACCACCACGAATTGCACTAGAAGATGTTGCGGCCGCCATAACCTTAGCGCCATTCTCTAATTCAATATTACCTTTGTTCCACGTAACAACGCCCTGCTGTAGCCACTTAGGTAGGTGCTCGTATGCCATCTGCAATCTACTCAGTAGTTCTCTAGCAGTTGCGAGTTTGTTTGCAAGCAATGCAACAGATACATCTTTGTTAAACAAGATATAATGTAAAAAGAATGCAATACATGTAATAGATTTGCCAGACTGTCTACCAATTTTACAGATGGTAAATCGATTGTCGGTAAAAGACTCGATCATATTTTCTTGAAATGGATATAATTCAAAATTTACAAGTCCTAAATCAACATTAACGATCTTAACATATTTTTTAACAAAGTATACAGGGTCTTCCATGCACTTTACATATTCTTGTGCCTGCTCCTCAGTCCAGTCTATCTGTACCCCTGCAGCTTTTAGATTTGGGTTATTCAGATAAATGTCACTCATCAGATTTTTCTCTATTCTTTCCTTTGAGTTGTTCTAGTAAATCATTGGTACTACCAACTAAGATGGCATTATTCACAACCTTCTGGGGCTTTCCGCCATCTTTAGAGTTTTCAATCTTATTCATAGTCACTTGTAGTTCTATTAAATCCTTAGTTAAATCTGCTGTAGTTTTTAATAGTTGTCCTGTAACTTCATAAGCTCTAGGATGTTCACTTTCCTTGGCCAATAACAAAAGATTTTGAAGTGCTTCTTGTCCTTGGTTTACTAACTCTTTCAAAGTTTCTCTATGTTCAGTATAATCATCTACTAAATCTTGTTTTCTAATTTCCGAATGCTTTACTTCTTCTATATTAGTTTTTTGTTTTTGTATAATTTCTTTAGAGGTTTCTTCTATTTTATTTTCTATTTTCAAAAAATCACTCAATTTATCATTTAAACGCTCTTTCATTATTCATCTCCAAAATTTTCATCAAAAGTGTTGATGAAACTAAAATTGTCTGTTGCTAATGCATCAGAAGGATTTGTAGTAATTGTATTTTTTGTGAATTGCTGTGTTTCAACTTCTAAGTCTTTGACATTGGTTACAGCGGTTCTGATTAACTTCTGTTCTCGTGGCAGTCCATATAAATGTCCAGCCATATTAAATTGTAAAGTCCAAATTAATGCTCTTCTAGAGGTATAGTCTCCCTCATAATCATCTGAATAGTCAACCGACTCCAATGATAATGCGGTATCTCTAACCACTCCTAATTCATTTGCCTCTTTGATTGGTATCATAAAGGTTGGGGTGAAATATGGTAAAATTTGTTCTATAATCTGCATCGAATCGTCTGCGTTTTTAGTCATAATAGACAAACTAAATCCAATATCATATGGCACAGGATTGTATACTACATTCTTTTTATCCGTGTCTGTTGTATTTTGTTTATGCATTTTCTGAGTTTTGGGAAGCTTTCGATCTGCAGCATAATTAAACCCAGAAATTTCAAAACTCATTCTAGGTAAAACAATAGCAGGCTCGCCTGCCGTTGTAACTTTGTTAATTCTTGATAGATATTTTTCTGTAGGGCCATAAGCAACCGGCACTCTAATTACAGACAAAACATTATCGTTTGCATCTGTCTTTTTGATATCTATGTCATTAAACATAGAACCAAATGCAATTACATAATTTCTGATTGTGTTTCTGTAAAAATATGCATTTCCTAACATCAATAATCCTCACTGAATGGATTTGTTTTAGTGAAATCTATTACACCGTCAACTGTTGTTGGAGACAATGGAACTAGTCCACTATCTGGATCTGGAGCATTATCTATTGTTGGATCTTCAACTGCTGGAGATGATGTGGTAAAGTTATTATCAATTTCTGTTATTCCAGTATTAACTGTTTCATGTGACCATGAGAATAATTCAGAGGTGATTTGATATACATGCATCTTTCCTAGCTGGAAGAATGGTACTTCATCTTCGACAAATTTTATTTCGAATACTTTATCCGTGATTGGAAAATAAAGCAAATCACCGACCAATGGGCGTTCTTTTCCAGTTACTGTGAGAAATCTTGATATAGATACCATCGTGACAACTTGATCTCTGACTTCTAAACCAAATTTAGAAAGCATATCTCCTTCACCTTCAAACCCATTAACACTTTCGATATGCATCTCTATAGTATGTGTTTCTGTGAATGAACTAAGATTGTCTTCGTTAAATATTGTGTCTTCACTTATAATTTCTCTAGGAACATATATAAAATCCTGACCATGCATCTGGATAGATTCTATTACAAGATTTCCGATCAAATCTTGTTCTGGTGCAAAATTTATAGTATTTATGTATGGATTAGTAGCCATCGATTATCCAATCATGATATCTACTGGAAGTTCATATGACAGTGACATTTCTTCTTCTAATTTTTCGATTTCCGCATTTGCCTCATCTAAAATTCTACCACCATTAAAAGTGATACCGCCAGGCAATTCTACGCCCTCATATTTTGTTAAATTTTCACCCCACTGTTTTTTAACTAGGGCCGTTGCATATCTCTTCAACCATCTATCATTCCACACATCCGTATATGTGTCTGGATTTATGACTCTAGTGACTTCTATGATAATATTTTCTCCAACACTCAACGCCTCGCCCCAATCGATATCTAAGTGAAGTTTATTGACATGCCTATTATACCTAATCGGTACTCTGCCAGTAATTATTTCATTTACCATCTGTAAATGGTCTTGTGTCAATTGATAGGTGAGCATTTCCGCACTTTGTAAGTCATACACATCATTTAAAAATAATTGATATCTAATGTCGAACATATTACCAGAAGTATTATCTGCGTGAAAAAGTGGAATAACTTGTTTGATACCAATAATATTATTACTGATAGTTATATATTTGTTATCCATATCTGTTTGAGTTATTTCATGAGCCAAATATGTATCCTCAACCGCATCATAATGATAGTCTTGATAATACTCTAGCGCATCATCAATTCTATCTTCAACTTGCTCGTCTGCTACATTAATTTGAATTACAGGAGAACCCAACTTTCTGAGACAATAAGCTTTGAAGTCGGTTCTAGATGTTACTGTGGCCATTAGTCATACCTCTTATTTTATATGACTATTTATAATTTAAAAAGTTAACCTTCTAGTGGTGCTGTTGGTGGTGTAAAGTTTGCGGTGTAACGAGCATAATTGTTTACCCTTAAATCTTGAATAAAGCCAGTGATAAAAGCAGTAGGATTTGAACCAGTACTATGCCGCCCCGCGCCAATTATAAATGTTCCAGAGCTACTAAAATTAGTAGAGTTAGATACAGGTGTGCCACTAGAAGTGCCGTTTATGTATATTGTTAATGTACCACTATTTCTTACTAAGGCGCAATGATTCCAAGTATTTTGAATAGTAAAAGAGCCAGTAGTTATTAAAGCACTACCAGACCAAACTCTAAATGTGTCAGTGCCAATTCTAGTAAAAGTAAAGCCATCTGTGGTAGTTCCATTTGCTCGGCCATCCCATATACCTATATTAGTGTTGGTAGTAGTTTCGTAAAGCCAACATTCTACAGTAAAATCGCCAGTACCAATATTTAAATCACTTATAGTCGGACCTTCAATGTAATCTCCAGTTCCATCAAAATACATTGACTTAGTATCAGCAAACTTAACTTGAGTGGTTGAACCAGTAGTGTTACCAACAAGTTTTAGATTAGAACTTTGAGATTTATCTATGATCGAAGCATCTGTGCCTTTAATGTGCAATTCTGATCCTGATGAAGTAATCGGTGTAGTTCTAGGAGTAAATATCCGAGTTCCAGTTGTTGTACTAGATGTTTGGTATTCAGTTACTACGGATCCTTTAGTTAGTCTTAGATCAGCTACGTTACCTTTAAACCACCCATTTCCGCCATCCCAAGTTTTTCCTCCAACTTGTAAATTGTGACCTCCAATAGAAATATCATAAGCCGTACTATTGGTTCCAGTATCCTCTAAGATACCATTAACAAACATTCTCCAAGTGCTGCCGCCTGTTCTCGTAACAACAAAATGATACCATTGATTATGTTTATACGTTGACTGAGTTTCTAAGAACGGATCGCCTGGGCCATACCAAGACATTTGAAATTTACTATCTCCAAGATTATCAAAACGCATACCTGAAGCCGCAACACTACCCCATCCCGCCGTAGTTCCTAAGAAGCCAGGATAATTATTTCCAGTTACTTCTGGATATACCCAACATTCAATTGTTAAATCGCCCGTACCGAAATCAAAATCATCATTGTCTGCAATTTCTACTGCAGAATTAGTTCCGTTAAAGTGCAAAGACCCACCGTGATCTGTTGCAGAGTATTTAATGTAATCATATGGGCTAAATGGTTTTGTAGCTACATTGCCATATGCTGTCATTGTATAAGGTGTTGACGACCCATCTACAATATAAGGAAGATGACAAGTAAAAAGGTTATCTCCAGATAAAGTTGTAAGTGGTTCTGTGGGTGGAGTAAAATTACTAGTATATCTTACAGTACCCGCAGCCCATCTTAAATCTCTAATATATCCACCATAGTAAACTGATGCATTATTTCCATGTCTACCTATTATCCAGTTTGCGTTTACTTGCATAGCCTCTGAATCTGTTTGACTTACATCTAAAATACCGTCTACAAATATTTTACAAACATTACTATCTCTTACAAATGCTAAATGGTGCCATTTACCATCTTTTAAATTTACGGTTCCATTGAGATTATTAGCATTTGTATTAATTTGAATAACAGGGAAACCGCTAGTTGAATCAATGATAAAACCATCTAGCGCCGATCCGCTCTGGTATCTTGCCATTAACATTCCGCCAACTGTAGTATTGACCCAACACTCAAAAGTAAAGTCAGTCGCTACATTATTTAAACCTGTGTCAATATAATCTCCACTACCATCAAAGTAGGTAGAATAACCTCCGATACGATAAGGGCTAAACGTACCAGCATGAGCATCACCAGCTGTAGTTATAGTATGACTGTTTGTTGATGCATCAGTGATGCTATTGTTGTCTGAAGTACCAGTTGCTGTCGCTAATAAAGTAGTATATCTACTGTTTGTAACTATAATAATAAATTCTAGAGTTAAGTTTGTAGATGTACTTACTGCGCCGTTTATACCATCAGTTGCGTTGATGGTTAATGAAAATGTACCAGCATCTGCTATTGTAGTACTAGGTGTAACGGTAAATACATTATCTACCTGACTTATTGTAGCGATACTACCAAGTCCACTTGTAGAATAACTCCATGTTAAAGGAAATCCTTCTGGATCTGTGGAAACTGCTGTAATAGTAGTTGCCGTACCATCTACTGCAAGTTCATAAGTGCCAGAGACACCAGTGATTGCACTAGGAGCATCCTGCTGTACAGTAGCCACTTTATACCAACCAGAACCAGAATATATATAAAGATTGTTGTTCCCTGTTACAAATGCCTGATCTCCATTAGACATTCCAGCTGCAGCAATTAATGCTGTCATATCTGCATATACAGTTGTAGATGCACCAGAAGAAGAACCTTCGGAACTTTCCCAATAACCTTTTGTGGCATTGTAAACATATGTTACATTACCTTCTGTTATTTCTTGTGAATTTGTTGGATTACTTGGGAAGTTTATCGCCATTTTTTTATTCCTCTAATGGACTGTAGATGCGTTGCTCATAATATGTTACCTTATCCATACATAGCCCGGCAATGTATTTGTACTTGCTGAACTTGTCCACTCGCCATAGCCAGCACTCGTTGTTTTTGCCGGATTTCCAGCAGATGCACCAAAACCAAAACCAGAGCCCGCGTTGCCGGAATTATTACCAAACGTGTAAGCCTGCTCATCTAGCGGACATCCAATCCACGCACCTGCTCTACCAACTGAAGAATAACCTTCTGCTGTAGTAGAATTAGTCGAAGTTGTCGCCCACATCGCAATACCATAATTGTTTATGATATCTTCACCTCCATTTGCATCGTTAAAAGTATTTCCATTTTTTTCAAAGCCTGTATAGTGGTATCTCATACTTGTTGTATATGATGGAGTTGTGCTAGCAGCGGCAACTGTATTATTTACATTTGACGCTGCATTCGTACCGCCAGCAAGTGTAATAGCCGCAGCAAACGTCCTTGCAGTAGAAAAGTGCATAGTTGGTGGATATTTGGCTGTACCGTCTTGGTGCATTTCCATTTGCAAATTGGTGAACTCGATATTGTTCCAAGTGGCGTATTTTGCATAATTTCCAGAAGTTAAATTTGCATCAGTTTCGTTTTGCAATGTAGTGTTAGTCCACAAAGCACTTCCCGAAGGCATATCCCCTTGGTTGTGAACTTTGAGAAGTAAATACCAATCATTTCCATCAATGTAATTAAACTTACAGTACGCAGCAAAAACAGAGCCGTTTGATATAGAGTTGTCGAAGTAATATAAACCGTCTGCTGTAGTACCCGCAGATCTTAATGCCGCAATATTAGTAGCAGGGTTGCCTTGACTACCGACCGCGCCTAATATGAAAGAACACGATTTGCTAATTACGTGTAGTCCATCAGTAGCTTTAAATCTAGCAGAAAACGTATTCCCAATTAATGATGCATCGGTACTCGGCGTAAAAGTAAAAGTGCCATTGTTTTCTGATATTGTTGCTTCTGATATAGAGCTAGGATTAGTATCTACGCTATAAGAGACAGGAAATCCATCTGGATCTGTAGCCGCTATAATTAAAGTTTGATCAGCGCCAGAGGGAATTAAAGAGACATTAACTGGAGGCTCTGTAGACCAAGTTAAGGTTTCGTCAGAACCATTATAAACTCTATCCCATTCAGATCCATCCCAGATGTACAGAGATTTAGTATCGCTAGCAAATGCAAAGTCGCCGACTGTATTATCTGAAGAAGGAAACGCGGCAGTGTTAGCGTAAGCAGTTACAGAAGAACCATCCGCTCCTGCGGGCCCCGATTGTGTGTTTGGATTCATTTGAATCCATTGACTTGAATTACCATCATTGTAATATATAAAAGATTTTCCTATAGACGAATCGAACCACATCGCTCCTACTTCTGGATTTGATGGTGCCGTATCTGATATTGTCATTGTACTTTCAGCAGTAACTATAGTAGATGCGTCTGTAGAATTCCATACAGCCGATGTTGCATTGTATGTATATTTAATATTACCACTTTGAAATACTTGTCCATTTGTAGGACTATCTGGAAAATTAATCGCCATTCTATTATCCTTCTAATGAAGCTGTTGGTGGTGTGAAGTTTGTAGTATATCTTGCTAAACCTTTGGTGACTCTCAAATCTTGGATATAGCCGTGATGTAAATAAGAAGTACTATAGTAACCACCAATAACCATATATGTGCCAGTATAATCATGCGAATCTGATATAGAAATTTCTTCTGTGCCGTCGATATATAGTTTTGTGGTGCCGCTGTTTCTAACCACGGCGGTATGATACCAAGTATTAGTTGATAATGAAAAACTAGGGCCATTTATTCCAGCAGATCCACCACCCGCATAAATTTGCCAAATACCTGTTTGAAAACCTAATGCTAATGTTTGACCATAATTTGTTGACTGTAATCCACCCGCAGTTGATGATATTTGCCAAATTCCTTTGTGGTTTGCGATAGACTTATTTACCCAGCATTCTACCGTAAAATTACCAGTTCCCATTCTTAATAAATCACTACTCAGTGTGCTCAAATAATCTCCTGTACCATCAAAATACATCGATTTAGTGTTGCTAAACTTAGTCTGAGTAGTTGAACCAGTAGTATTACCAACCAGCTTTAGGTTAGAGCCTTGCGATTTATCTATGATTGAAGCGTCAGTGCCTTTGATGTGTAATACGGAACCAGATGAAGATAGCGGTGCAGTTGGTGGAGTAAAGTTAGAAGAATAAGTGACACTGTTTGAAATTTTCCAATCACTGAAATAACATTCGCCGTTGGCTTGAGTATTATATCTATATTGTGCCATTGCTAAGGCAGTGCCAGCAATACCACCTGAGTTCCAATAATAACCACTGGTATATGATACATTACTACCAACCTGATTCCCATTTACATATATTTTATAAGTACCTCCACTTGATCCATCATATTCATGGGTTAATACGATATGATTCCAGACACCCCCATTAATTATTCCTGCGGCAGTATTATATAATATAACATTAGATGTAGTATATGTTTGAATCCAAATTTCACCAGTGACTGAGACTGAAAAATTGGATACTATTGTATTATTACCTGGCCCTTGACTTAAAAGGACATTGTACGTTAGAGGGTTGGATGCATAATACCATGTCTCAAATGTCCAATCATTAGCACCTAAAGTTGGTGGACTATTAATCAATAAATAATCAGTCGTACCATCAAAATACACAGAACCACCGTGGTCAGTTTCTGAGTATTCATTATAGTCGTAGGGTGAGAATGGTTTTATAGAGGGGCTGCCGTTTACTGTAATTGTGTGATCAGATGTTGATATATCTTTTTCATAAGGAAGACCAGAAGAACCTAAAAACTTAGTGTTTGATGTTATTTCAAGAGCCTCTGTAGGAACATTAAATGATGTAGAGGACGCATCATAAGGATGTGAGCCATTTATAAAACGAACATCTTTAATATATCCTAAAAACCCTTCATTGTTATTTCCTGTGGCACCAGCAAATAAATAAGTATTGCCGGTAGGAATTGACGCCGTATAATTACTATTATGTGCTACTCTAGTTCCATTAAAAAATAAACCTATATCATTTCCAGAACGACATACCATTATATGACTCCAAGAGTGTAACGGCAAAGTTGTAGATGATATTAAATGTCTAGTATTTGGAGACCAATATACTGTAATATAACCACCATTATCTGGATCTTGTAAAAGAACACCGAAGCTTTTTGGGTCACTATAGTACGGCCCCAAACCAAATCCTCTAGGATATGTGTTTGATAAGTCGGTAGGATATACCCAAACTTCATATGACCAGTCTCCAGTTCCACCAATATCAAAATCGGAACTTGAAGTCGCTCTATAGTAGCTGGTATTGTTTTCAAAATAAGTAGAATACCCCCCGTGTCTGTAAGGACTAAATGTGCCAGCGTGAGCATCTCCGTTTACGGTAATGCTATGGTTATTTGAAGATGCATCAGTTATGTTATTGTTGTCTGAAGTACCAGTTGCTGTCGCTAATAAAGTAGTATATCTACTGTTTGTAACTATAAATACAAAATCTAATGTAAACTGAGATTGTGAACCAGACTCACCACCTTGACCATCAGATGCGGCAAACCTTAAAGTAAAAGTGCCTGCATCTGCTTCAGTAGTACTTGGTGTAATAGTAAATACATTATTAACATTAGTTACTGTTGTACCCCCAAGCGAACCTGAGATGACGCTATGTGACCAAACAATTGGAAATCCTTCTGGGTCAGAAGAACTTAGTGTGACTGTTGTTGGAGTACCATCCGCAGCCAAGTCATATATTGCTGCATTTCCAGTGATACCACTAGGAGATGCATTTTGTAGTGATGACATTAACCACCACCCACTTAAAAAATAAACATACATCTTATTAACACTAGATACTAATGCCATGTCACCGGCACTTGGGGATGATGGTAATAAATCATGCGTGGCAACTACTGTTGTAGACCCTACAGTAGATAAGTCTGCTTCTGTTACCTGTGTCGGAGTCCAAGTATTCTTTGTAGAATTGTATGTGTAATTCTTGCCACCTATCGTTGCCACCTGACCATTTGTTGGGCTATCTGGAAAATTAATTGCCATTATGGTGCTCCTACACTAACAGTTGGTGTTGCTGTTATATCCTTTAAATGGCCATAATTTGCACTTCCAGTATATGAATAATCTGCAGCAAAAGATACACT